TTTGCTTTGGAAGTATGCTGATGCTCTTCTGATTCTGGGTGGTCCATAAAATCTATTTCATGCTTGGCTTTGAAGTTTATCTCATCCCCAGACTTAGGTTGGGCCACCTCTGAAAGCATATTTTTAAAGGTTTTCATGTAGATTTCTCCGTGTTCTTTTTAAAGTTTCAAATCTATTTATATTTCGCTGTTCATTATTGTTCTGTGCGCCATCTGGTGTGTCTTCATCTTCATCTTCGCGATCTGGCTCTTCTCCAGAAGGTTCGTCTGCGCTGTACTCTTGTTCTGTATCTACCTCTTCGTCTTGATCTTTATAGATACCAGCTTTTCTTTCTGCATCAATCTCTTCTTGCATTTCGGCTATTTCATTTTCAGTAAAGAATAGTACATTCTGTTGGATCCAATTGCGGGAGAAATACTTGCCTACATGTTCTTCAACGTCGCGGATGGTTCCCATTTTTTCCTTGAGGATTTCCATCTTCTTTAATTCTTCGAAGTAATTGTCCTTCATAAAATCGTATCGAATATAGTCTTTAATATCTGTCCATTCTTCTGGGGTTAGAATACCCTTCAAGATTAACTGTTTCTCAATTACAGTATCGAACAGATTAGAGAATCTTGATCTTAATCTTTGAATAAATTTACTAAATCTCATCTCATCGCGTGTCATCTCCGAAACGCGACCGAAAGAATGCATAGTTTCTGGTTCTAATCTAGAAATAGGAACTGCAAGTGACTTGTATAACTTCTTCTGGAAATACTCTAGATTGTTGTTTTCGCTCATGGAAGCACCACCCGGAAGTGTATCTACTTCGGTAGACCTTGAACCCTCGCGCCTTGGAAACCAGAAGTCTTCAGTCATAGTCATGAAATTTCTACTGTCGGTCATTTCACCAGTAGAGGAGTTGTACTGAATTTTGTTCTTATGGCGGGCCATCATATCTGCTAGATACTGTTCAGCCTTCGCCTTAGGTAAGTTACCCACGTCGACATAGAAGATTCTTCGTTCTGGCGCTCTAGTCAACGTATAGACGATAGTAGCGTCTTCTAGAACACGTAACTGGTTAAGAGGTTTAATTGCCCTATGTAAATGTGATAGTACGAGAGATTGGTTTTCGTTAAGCAATCCTGATGTTACTCTTGCTATGGTATCTTTAGCAATACGATAACCCATTGTGCTGTTGTTCGAATTTCCATTGCCGTTAGCATTCGTGTTTGCAGTTCCGAAACCACTTTCAGAATACATATAGTATTCTTTCTTGACTTTTTTCAGAGGCAGACCAGTTTGTCTGTCAGTAGTCGAAGAATCTGTTTCACGGATAAGTCGAATCTTTCGAGGATCTAGGTATCTTAATTCCTTAACGCCATCTTTTAAATTATCTTCATCTATGATAACGTGATAATTCAGTCTTCCATCTACGTAGAATCTTTGAAATATCTCGTAACCCTGATTTGAAAAGTCAAACATACGAAGAACATTATCAAATTCTTCGATAATAGTATTCTTTACCTTTATCGGTAACTCTACGTTATCTAGAACTATCTTGACAACACTGTCAGTAGTGTCAATGCTTATCGCTTCGTTTACTATTTCATCTACAGCCTGTTGAATTTCTGGCTGCATTGCCATCGTACGATATCTGCCTATGAGTTCTGACTCAGTTTTTGCAGTACCTTCGATATCCATATAGAAACCGTAAGAACCGCCAGTGGCGGTTGCTTCTACGTTTACTGCACCGTCATCATTGATGATAGGCGCGAACGAAGTATTCGGTTCATCTTTCTTCGTTCGTTTTATTTCAAACCCAAAAATATTTGCCATAATCTATTTCCTAACTTATGTGACAGAATTACCTGTATTGCCGCCCGCTATAGTCCAAACATCATACTCAAAGGTAACGGTAAATTCTTCAATAGTGTCAACGCTTTCCCAGCCCATAGCAATCTCACTTATTTGGGTTGGAAATAGTCCTTGAAAATTATATATTCTCAATGTCGATCCATCTTTACCGTATTGCGTGATAATAGCATCTGACTTATAATCTTGAGGAAGTGTTCTGGTGTTGCTAACGTGAGAGTTAATGGAATTCGACCATGTTTCCATAGCATTTCTTACCAGAAAGTCTTCGTCGTTAATGATGGTGACAGTCCACGGTTCAAATGTTCTGTCACCACCGTATTTGATTTGCCTACCAAAGTACGGAACAACAAATTGTCCGAGGTTAGAAGAAGGCAAAGCTGCTGTTTTTGCCATAAATGGTATTTTAAGATCTGCACCACCTATAACTGGATTTGTTATCTGAACTTGGAATAGCGTAGGACGAGCGCCACCGCCTGCTAATTCAGATTTAAATTGGTTAATCGAGAAGCTCACGAGGTGTATCTCCTTTTTCGTATTTGCTTATATCTATTTATTAGAATTGTAGACCAGTTAGTTCTTCAAACTGAATACCAGTACGCGTAGCAACAAACGTCAACTGAATGTGGTTAATTGATCTGGCCGGCTTAATAAAGATATTAGCACGGAAAGTTTGTTGATCAATTATATCAGCAGTGTTTACAGTTGCGTCAGAAACTACTCTGTAGTCGATGATACCACCACGTCCTTGAATATCACGGAGAAACGGCTCAACTACTTGTCTAAATTGGTTCTGAGTAAATTCGTTATTGAACTCAAACAGAAACTGTGCAGAAATAGTAGCGATTGCTTTTTCGACCGTAATAAACAGTCTACGAACATTTATTCTTGTGAATGCACTACCAGTAGCTGTTCCGAGACCAGTCTTGTCGCCGAATAGAACAGTACCCTGTCCAGCTTGTGTTATTACTGGATTTATATCATTTCCGTAAAGAATATCTCTTTGTGCTTTGTTTGGATTAAACGCGAGTTTAATCGTATTACGGATTTTACCCTTTCTGAAACCAGCAGGAGATTCCCATGAAACGCCACGAGCAGAAAGACCAGCAATGTCACCGTTAAGTGGAACCCAACGGTATACGTCATTGTACTTGTCATAGCGATACTTATAGCCAGTATCCATAACCCAGTATGAAGAATTCTGCATAGTTGCTCTGAAAGCAAGAACGTTATCAAGTTTTGCCTGTTCAGATGCTACGTTTACAGTATCAGTTAATCTAGGTGATATGAATACCATGCAATCTCTACGATATTCAGCAATGTTAGATGTAAGGTAGTTCGCAAGATTGCTTCCGGCAGAAGCCTTTCCTTGAAGAATGAAAGATACATCTACGTCATTTGATTCTTTGTACAGATCATATCCAGACGCCAAGACACCAAGGGTAACTTCACTTTCAGAATCACCTACTGTTCCACCAACCATGGTGATATATTCGCGCGAAGCAGAAACGACACCAGTAACTGGGTCACCAATGTTTTGAGCGGTAGGATTAATGAAGAATGATCTGTTAGTCAAAAATGTCTTGAAGTATATATTAGTACCGTCAACTGTTTGTTGACCAGCCTTTACAGAAAGATTCTCGAATTTCTCAAGAATCTGTCCGGCAGTACCAGATACATTACCTGTTCTGTCAATTACGATCATGTGCATATTTCCAGCAGCAGGAGCGCCACTAACGAGCCCAGAATATGCCCATCTGCGGGTTGCTATTGTCGGCGCACTTGGCAGTGTGTAATTCTGGACAAAGGTAATTGTATGTGTAAATACTGGGTCAGCATCAGTCGTATTTGTAATTGTAGCAATTTCCATATCTTGGAAAGAAGAAGCATTTCTTACACGAAGCACATCTCCGACCTTCATATCTAGATCAACTAGATTTTTATCGGTAACCACGACGAGAGAATTAGATCTGAATTCCATTGTGTAAGTAGTCTCGGCTGCAGTAAAGACATCTTCCGCAAAAGATGTCGTGTCTCCAGTGTTCGACGTGATTACATATGCAATATCTAGATCATTGCCGAGTACACCAGGATACTTTGCATTGAAGACCACATCAGATGCGGTATCAGTAGCAGTAGCAATCGCTGCGGTGTTATTTACTCGAGTCACATACAGTGCGTTAGAGTATGAAAGATAATCTGCGGCGACGAAAAATGTCTCGAAGTTAACATCAGTGGGTTTACCAAAGATATTACTAAGCTCAAGTTCAGATGAAACTAGCACTCTTTCATTCATAGGACCCCAACCAAAAACTCCTGCGATAACTGCAGGTGGCGTAGTGATCGCGGGTATAGTCGTTGTAAGATCTACTTCTCTTACTTCAACAGACGGGCTTACGGAAAAAACCATTACTTATATTCTCCTTCTAAAAGTCTGATCTTGTATTTAAATGTCAATGCTATTTATAATCTCGGAGAATAGAAACAGATAATACTGTTTACAACCAGTTCATCATAGTAATACCGGGTGCAAGTGGTTCATTATCTTCGCCTCCATCTACGATAAATCCAAACGGCATAAGATCTGATTCTATTTGTTCTTCAGTTTTTTCTCTTAACATAGACAAAGTATTAATGTCTGTGATGTCACGGAAAAATAACTGATCAGATAACCACGCAAATAGTACCAAGGTCATTACCAAATCATCATGCGCCCCAGATTCTGCTTCGAAAGTATTTCCTTTTCTCGAGAATCTAGAAAGTTCTTGAATAGTATTATAGTCAGGAATCAGTAACTGATTCTGCTCAATCATCATCTTTAAAACTGAACACCCAGTTGTCTTTACTTTCGTCGTTGTTCTAATTCCGCGGTCAGCATTTCTACCAAAACCACCGGAAACCTTCTTTCCTGAGCGACCAGCGTTTTCAGTAAAGATCATATTTTCATATCCGTAGTCCATAAACAGAACGTCACAGACTTGGGCGCCAATGTCATTGATCTCAATCATTACATATGCTTCATTATACATCTTGGCAACTCTATAGATTACTGCTGCATAATCTACTGGTCCTATAGTATTATCTCGAAAGGTACAAATCTGTCTATATGGCATCTTACTAATATCTATAACAGAAAATACAGAATAATCTAGATGCTTTCCGCGAGCAACATCAGCGACTAGAGCATAGATACTGTCTTCTGTTGGACGCTCATACTGTGACAGACCTTCTGATTCCAATAGCGGCTGATCAAAAGAAAGTTCCTTGAGTTTCGATCCAGATATAAGTGTAGAAGAACTTCCAAGCCAAGCTACTTCAAATTCCTGACCGAATTTCTCAAGATCATTATCCATCCCACCGAGTGTTTCTTGTTTCCATGCTGCATCTCTGCCTGGAACCCTATCCCATTTTACTTCGATGTATCTATAGCCGTTCGTGCCTTCTCTGGCACCTTTACAGATTTTCCAGAAGTGGTTTAGACCATTTGGCGTGGAAGTAAGTAGAATCTTGGTTGTATTACCAGCTGTAATTGTGGGGTAAACTGAAGTAAAGAACTCGTCCCAGTTTTCAAGAAATGCAGTTTCGTCGATGTAAAGAAAAGAAATCGACTTTCCTCGAATTGAGCTCGAAGAAGAAGAAGCAGCAATTACTTTACATCCATTCTCTAGTTCGATGGATCCTTTATTCCAAGTCACGATGCCTTGCTGTAACCACTTAGGGAGTGCTTCGTATGCAATCTGAATTCTGTCAAGAATTTCTCTGGCTGAATCTCCCTTGTTCGCCAGCAAAGCAACTGTTTTGTGGCTATTAAATAGTATGTACGGAAGAATAACAGCCACCGCAGCCGTAGTTTTTCCGGCCTGTCTGCTTGTAGCAACAGCAACTCTTCTGTGTTTAGTTATGTCTTCTATCATCTCTTTCTGATAATCATAAAGAACAATTGGAATAAGGCCGCGGTCGACGTGAACAATCTTAATATATTTTTCTGCGAAGTAAATTGGATCGTCAGCACACTTCATGAATTCTTTAATGAGTTCTGGTGTCCAGTGAACACCAATATTCATTGACTTCAGATTAATGTTACCGCGATGAATAGCATCCATAATTAGGCTCGCAATTCGCAACGCGTTGAAAGACCTAACACGTTTACTTTACCATTATTCATCATACCCAATTCGCGCATTACCCTTAATACATCGGATACATTTTTTAAAAAATCATACTCATCAAAGAAGGCGCTAATATTCATGCATCTTCTTCCTCTGCCGTTATGCTGCCACGAAAAGTTCTTTATGTTAAAGGCACAGACATCTTTACCGTCATCGAACTTTATTGACGTCTTTGTTTTCTTTACTATGGGGTTATAGTCAAATAAGAATTCTGGTAGATTCTCATGAATAAGTTCAACTCTTCTTAACAGATCTAGTCCATTGTAGAAGCTATGACCAAAGATATAAGCACTTTCTTCTTTATCTGCAAAGATATTCTGGTGTGCTATAATCACTGCTTGCAGCACACTCTTACCTACCTGTCTGGGAAGATCTTTTCTCATCAGAGATTTACTTACAGAATACTCTTGAATTATTTCTCTTTGAAGTTCAGATAACTTCATCTGAACTAATCCTTCTGAAGGTGATTCAGTTTTTACATAATTGTCTGCAAAATACTGAATACTGTCTCGACATTTTAAAAATTCTTTTACTTCTTCACGCGTCATTTTAAATTTTCTCCCTTAATCATATTCAATAAATCTTTTGTACTCAAGATTAGGTTATTATTCGTCACATTCGTAAGGTTACCATTCTTGTCTTTTGGATTTGTCAACTCTTCTTTGTGTTCTCTTTTCTTCATTGACACTTCCAAGAAATCTTTATTTGCATCTAATAGAGTTTTCATTATTGCACCTGCAACTTCGAAAGCACGAGGACTTTCTGATTGTTTAGCAAGAGCAATTATTTCTACAAGAGAGTCTCCGCCCTGCTCGATGATCGATTTAATGTTGCTTCTGGTTGTTTCTATGTCTGCAAAAGTCTCATCGTCTTCAACACCGTGTTCGATCGTATCGGGAAGATTTACTGGCGGTTGTTTCTCGACAACCGGCAACTTTATTTCTTCTGCGTCTTCTATATTGCGCAGACCAAGTGCTTCATCTATCGGATTTTGCTTAGTCATTTTCTGGTTCTACGTCCTCTATCATAGTAATCACGCCCCAATCATCGCCAAAATCTATGGCCGTAAACGGTACTGTTTCATTTAAGTTTTCCGTGGGTTCGCCCTGTGCAGTAAGACCAGGTTGAATTTCTATACTTGTGTATCCATCACCAGTTTCTAGAGATGAATAAATCCGATTGTCTATAAACTTGATAATTCTCTTTTCGCGAACTGGGCCGAAGAACCAACCTTTGAGAGTAAAAGAAAGCGTCCACATAAGAGCTCTTCTAGTCTCAAAGTCACCTTCGTACATATCTTCAGTAGATATACTGGTCAAAACTAGTGGCAGATCAAGAGGTGGCAGATCATCGATGATCTTTGCACTGAACGTGTAATCTGGTTTGAAGAAAGGAAGTATCTGTTCAAGTATCTTAGTACCGTCTTCCGTGTATTTAGTCATAATATAGAGATTGATCTCTAGATTATAAGGCGCTGGTACATAAACAAAATCACCTTCTGATTCTCCACTTAATCTCATATTTGAAACGGCCGCTATATTTCTCTGGGGATCATATGACATAGAAGATATCTCAAAAGACATTCTAGGTAGCGAGACTGCTTGTTTCATATCGAGATTTGGATCTTGAGTTATCTTGGCAAGAAATTTCTGAAAGGGTCCATATGATATGGGTACTATCATTCGCTGCAGTTCAGTTCCGGAAACTGAATCCCTAGTTATGACCATCTTATTAAACAGAGACCCGAAAAGTGCTATATATTTACGAGTCGATCCGTTATAGAAATGATTTGTAATTGGCATCTTAAAACCTCATTATGTATCTGATGGATTTGTTATATCTTCTTCAAACGGCGAAACCTCAGAAAAATCAAGAATACTATCAGCCTCAGTTTCAAAGAATATATTCTTTGCTATTGGATCTTTTCCGTGCAGCGCAGTAATACTAGTTATTTGATCTGTCTTAATGTGATCATAGTGAGTGTCTATATCTGGATAGCCAGTTTCAATGCGCTCGTTTGAATATTCGAAGAGCTCGCACTTAAGATCGTAAACGTGGAGCGCACCCAATTGATAAAAGACAGATTCGTGTTCTACGTGCATGACCTTGAAGAATTTTTTATTCATAGGAAAAAAGACAAGATCACCTTCGTTTGGCCTTACCTTGGAAGAATCTTGGCTCGTCGCGTATTTCTCAAAAACTCTATTCGCGACAGTAAAGACTACTTGATCTCGTATTGTCAACCCGAACCGGCTGAGGAAGTCACCGTCGCCCTGGAACCCGTCTACGCTCTTTACATACATTTCCATTTGGTACGCTGCGTTGAATATAGATGCGTCGTCCTCGTTGAGAATCTCGTCCACCTCTTGTAGAGAACGGGTGAGGTAATATGTATCCACCCCATAGATGCGAATGGATTCTATGACAAGATCTTCGAAAAGTGACTTTTCGTTACCTATTACTTTGTACGCATTAAAATATGAGCTTGTAGCCATAAGATTAGATAATTCCTGCTATAATTTGAATCAACGGAATTAGTTGATTTGCCAGCAATGTTAATAGTATCAGTGCTACGATAGAAAGAATAATCCAGTTTTTTCGATTGCTCAAGCTATTAATGTACAACCCAAGAATCTCATTGCCTAAGATTCTCAAACCTATTTCCATTCTTTCTTCTTTTCCGTCGAAGTCCGGCATTTTTAATTCCTTACTGTTACGATCTATTTATGGTGTTGACCCTTACCCTAGAAGGTATATTCTATTCTTAATGGAACATTATAAACCCAAGGAGAACGACAATGACCATTAAGATCGGCGACAACGTAACCTTGAAGAGTGGCGGGACGGAAGTGTATGGTCGCGTTATCCAAATTATCGGGGGAACGGCTACAATTAAAGTTTGGGACAGCGTCTGTGGAGAGTTTTACAATATCTTCGAAACTCTTTCCAGATGCTCCAAAGATTACTGATTCGCAAACACGAAGGAAAAGAAAATGTCAGATATGACAAAAATTAAGGTAATGAGGGCGGCTCTAGACGCAGTAATAATCGAGCGCGATGCACAGGCGGTAGAGATTTTACTACTGCAGGATGCACTAAAATCTATACGGCAATATGGCAAAGACACTTTACTTGGCCCACATTTTGACTTTGACGACACGCGGGATTGGCAGAGGCAATGCGTCCGTAGAATGACTGAGCTGGCGATTTTAGCACTGGAGTACTAGTGAAACTTAGGGTTTACTGTTCGTAGTTGATCTGTGGTTGACTTGATCTCAGAGCATGGTATAATAGGGTTGATCCGTTAAAATATAGAAGGGGTACTGCGGTTTTACCCTATGAAATTAAAGACCAGTGGCTGGAGCGAAGCCATAGCCTGTTCTTCGAGACGTAATCTTTCTTCTCTTGCATCATTCAAGATTTGCATCCCATTAAACATGACACCACCAACGAGTTGCATGCTCTCGTACTTAGTAAGGTTGACTCCGAATTGTTCTTTGATCAGACAAGTGGCATAGTTCTGAAGCCAGCGATCCTTCCAAAGATCGGCATAGACTTCGCCGTCTATAATGTCATAAGCTTCCATCACAATAGTCATCCCGACGAGTAATCTCTTCTGATTAATGTCAATGTACAGTTTATCATTGCGACGGTTATATCTGATCATAGGTTTACCGACAAACATTTCTTGTATAAACTCTAGATTTTGCATCGCCATGTAATAGTTCGACACGTCATAGCTCGTCATATCCTGAATGTTATTTAGAACAAACTGATATGAGACGCTGAACATTCCAGTACCAGAAGATATGGAAGTTGAAAGATCGAAAATTCTAGTAACGCCTAATAGTCGAGGCGAAACATTGATGTATCCCTGATCCAGATCTTCCTGAGTTAATTCATGCTTGAGATAGATTAATTCAGATCCGTCATAATGATAATCTCTATAGAAAGAAAGTGCTTCATCCACGCGGTCGTCTATCTGTTCACTAGATACGTTGATTTCTATAACAGGTGAGCCAAGCTTTCTGAGGCAATACTCTTTAAAATCTTCGCGGCTTGTTGGCATAGCCATTGTAAATCCTTTACTCTAGAACTGTGAAATTGATGCGAGGAGAGGCATTCGACACGGGCGGTGTACCGTTAATTTGCCAGTCACAACCGTCATAGAACGTGATGATCTGGAAGTGTGCATCACCTATAGGCATCGATGAAGGAATATCCACATTCATGCGGATTACCTGCCATACTGGTCCAATATTTCTAGCAACTTCCAAACCAAAAGACATTGATACTTGAAGTGGAATATTATCTGAATTACTCGTTACTGTTCTTATGGTAGTACCGTCTTGTATATTACAAGATTCAGCACCGACTGTTCTTCTCACCACTATCTCAAATTCACAAGGTTGTCCAAATCTACAGGGGCCGAGTGACCTACTGTTAGATGAGTATTCAGCTATTACTGTAGGTGCGCTTATAATCTGTATTGATCTAGAAAGTACAGATACAGATCTCTGTAAATCTTGAATTGCAAGATCTCTCAGTGCTTGAGATTCTAATATAGAAGGAAACTGTTGTATGATTAACGTCAGTCCTTCTCTTTGTGTTCGGTTATCTTCCAAATACTCTGCGAGTGGACCTGATAGACCGTATATTATAACTATTGCACCCAGAACAGATCCTAAAATAGCCAGCCATTTTCCGATATCTATTACCCATCTCGGTGGGGTGAACCATGATGTAGAATCTTGATTAGTCATAGTAGTGCAAATCCCCTTAATAACACACACCCACTATTTAGACTTTACTGTTTTTATTTATTTTTTATTTTCGATGATCATCTCATTGGCTGTAGTGTTTTAAATGAGTGTGCCGCTGGAAGAGCCGAAAGTGTGCCCCACTTATGTGCTAAATATCCTTCAAGTTTTTGACGTATTGTAGTATCAACCGTACCATTGATAACTATAAACTCATCTACAGTGCCAAATGTGACGTTTATTCTAGGTGCGGTCAGAGTCTTATTGGTTAAAGTCTGAGTTGCGGTTGTACCTACAATGTCTCCAGCAGGTAAGGATATGAGCTCAATAGGTTGAGTTGGATCCTGCAAATGTTGCCGGGGCGAGACCAGACACGGAGAGAGAGAGCCAGCGGCAGGTAATGCCTCGGCGTTTGATGTGGCGGATATTGTCGCGGCAAAGCCCAGCCCGGTGGCGCTGCCTGCAGCCGGAATGGCGGTGGCGTCCTTCCGTGATGCCTTGCTGG